CCACGACGTGTACCGCCGCGGAATGGGAGGAAATGAGAAGGTTGGGGGAATGGGCCGGACCTGGCAGCGGCGGGATGGGCGGCGCGTGGTGGTCGACGCGTGCGGCATGACGGGCAAGCGCCGGTGGTCGAAGGAGTGCCACGCGCTGGCCTTTATCGACGCACGCCCTCCCAATCCTCGACGGACTTCCCTGCTCAGGGCGTATCTGTGCCAGTTCTGCGCGGGGTGGCACGTGACGAGCCAGAAGTACCGGGGTCCGTCGCAGAATGAGGGTGATTCGGTCGGATTGACCGCGGAACCGGCCCACGAACGTTCACGGGCCGTGGTCGACGAAGACGCCGAGTCTCCGCGATTCCCGGGCTGAGACCGGCATTCCGTCACGCTTCGTGGTTCAAACCCTTCTGGGAGGTTTCCGACGATGTTCGCCCTGATCGCCGCTGCTCTGGCCCTGGTGGCCCCGATGTGCCCGGCCGACGCCCGCCCGCCTTCCGTCACGGTTGCGAGGATCACCGCGTGCGCCGGCCGTGAAGCCCGACATGGCGAGGTGCTCGGGTGCTTCTACGAGCCCGACCGGATCGTCGTCGATCCTCGGGCTCCGCGACGGCTCGTTCGCAAGATCGTCGTCCACGAACGGCTCCACCGGTCGCTGTTCGTCTGCGGTGGCCGGTGGCGTGACGAGCGGCTGGTGGCCCGCCTGACCCGGGAAGTCCTGAGACGGCCGGTAAGGTGACTGCATGGGAGTGGGACGGAAGCCGGTACCGACCGAGGTCAAGAAGCGTCGGGGCAACCCGGGGAAGCGGTCGATCAAGGACGCCGTCGTCGTCGAGGTCGCCTTCCCGGCGAAGCCCGAAGAAGACGAGTGGGTGCCACCCCCGGCACCGTCGCAGCTCGGGGCGAGAGGGAAGCAACTGTGGGAGCGGGCGTGGAGATGTGCCCGGTCGTACCTGGCCGAGATCGACACCGAGGTGCTGGTGATGGCGTGCGAGACGGCCGACCAGCGGTCCCGTCTGCTGGCGCTCATCGGGGCGAAGGAGCAGCGCGACCTGGAGAACGCGGCGAAGGGCGTCTTCGGGGAGAAGCCCCTCGCGTGGCGGGATCATGTGATGCTTCGTTCATGCGAGTCGCAGCTCACACAGTGGCTGGCGATGCTCGCCTTCTCGCCGACCGACCGAGCCCGGTTGGCCTTCCCGGAGATGATCAAGAATGGTGACCCAATCGCCGCCGCGCGGAAGCGGGAGCAGGACCGACAGGAGCAGTACCGGAGGAAGTTCGCGACGTCCTCCTGACCGGCTGGCCCCGCAGAAGCTCTGGGCCCCGGCCTGGTACACCCCCCGCCGCTGCGAGTGGACCGACGGCGACCACATCATCGAACTGGCCGAAGACACCATGACGGTGCGGAAGGGCATCCAGGCCGGGTTGCCCTTCCGCATGGCCGAGTGGCAGAAGTGGCTGACCAGGGCCCTGTTCGAACGGAACCCCGAGACGGAGCGTCTGCGCTACCGGCGTGCGCTCGTCGGGATCGCCCGCAAGAACGGCAAGTCGCTGCTCGGGTCGTCCATCGCCCTGAAGGGGCTGATGGAGGGCGGGATGGGCGCCGAGGTCTACTCCTGCGCGGGCGACAAGAAGCAGGCCGGGCTCGTCTTCAACGAGGTGAAGTGGCAGGTCGAGAACAACCCGGCGCTGCGCTCCGAACTCAAGGTGTTCAAGGACGTCATCGAGCATCCGGCGTCGTCGAGCGTCTACCGGGTCATCTCCGCTGACGCCGAAGCCGCCCAGGGCCTGAACCCGACCCTCGTCCTGTTCGACGAGCTCCACGTCCAGAAGAACTACGACCTGTGGGACGCCATGACCCTCGGGTCGGGCACGCGCATCGACCCGATCGTCATCGCGATCACGACGGCCGGGTACGACCTCGTGACGCCGTGCGGGGAGCTGTACGAGTTCGGCAAGCGGCTGGTCGCCGGCGAGGAAGAGGACGAGTCGTTCGGGTTCTTCTGGTGGGAGGCCCCGGAGGGCTGTTCGAAGTGGGACGAGTCGGGGTGGCGGGCGGCGAACCCGAACCTGGCTGAGGGCCTGCTCGACATTGAGGACATGCGGGCGGCGGCGCGCGGGCAGCGCGAGTCGGCGTTCCGCCGGTTTCGTCTGAACCAGTGGTCCCGCGGCGACGAGGCGTGGGTCACCCCGGAGCAGTGGCAGGCGAACTACTCGGCCGACGAGCTGGACTGGGAACGGCCGTTCGTCGTCGCGCTCGACATGGCCCTGAAGCGGGACACCGCCGCGCTTCTGGTGTGCCAGCCGTACGCAACCACGGAGGTGCTGGACGAGGCCGCAGAAACCGACGTGGAGGGTAGTGAAGCGGAGGACGAGGGGGACGAGGAGGACTACGGCAACCGCTCGGGGCTGATCCGGCAGATCGAGAAGGTGGTCGTGCGGTCGTGGCACTGGAAGCCGAAGCATGGGGGCTCGATCGACGTGCTGGCCATCGAAGAGACGATCCGCGACCTGCACGCTCTCGGGACATGCCTGGAGGTGCTGTACGACCCCGCGTACTTCGACCGGAGCGCGCAGATCCTGACGGACGACGGGGTGAACATGGTCGAGTTCCCGCAGCAGGCGTCTCGGATGGTTCCGGCGTGCGGGGACACGTACGAGGTGATCGCGTCGGGGAAGCTTCGCCACGGCGGCCAGCCGACGTTGACGAATCACGTGCTGTCGGCGCAGGCCCGCCCGGCGGGGGAGGGGTGGCGTCTGTCGAAGGCTCGGGCCCGCCGGAAGATCGACGGTGCGATCGCTCTCTGCATGGGCGTCCATGCTGCGATCCGGATGGTCGAGGACCCTGACGTCTCTGGTCAGGTGTGGTAGGGCAGACTGGTGGCCATGACCGAGCGACCCGACCCCACCATGCGCGTCCGGGAGGGGCTCCCACCGATCGCGCCCGTCACGATCGGCTGGGTCGCGAAGCCGGGCGCGCCCGAGACGGTCATGCAGTCGGTGGGCGTGCTGGCCATGTCCGTCGCCTTCGGGGCGTTCGACTGGCGGCTCGGGCTCCTGTGGTTCGGGTTCCTGATGCTGATCCTCGGGCTCCTGCGCGACTACCTGTCGAACCTTCGTGACGAGGACGTGGTCGAGTGAGCCTGCTCCGTTCCCACCGGGCGCCCGCGCCCGCACCCGAGCGGCGAAGCTCGGCGATCATCCCGGGCCCGCTCGACGACCCGTCGCTCATGCCGGGGATGTACCTGACGACGGAGACGGCGCACCGGCACTCTGCTGTGTGGGCCGGAACGTCGATCCGGTCGGGGGTCATGTCGATCCTGCCGGTGCAGGTGTTCAAGGGCACGGGCGCCGAGCAGACGCTTCTGCCGACTCCGGCCGTGCTGACCGACCCGTGCGCCGACATGGAGATCGACGAGTTCGGCGGCTGCATCGAATGGTCGCTGGTGCTGCGCGGCAACGCGTATGTCCACGTCACGGCCTGGGACGCGCTGATGTACCCCCGCAAGGTCGAGGTGCTGCACCCCGACTTCGTGTGGCCGGACGTGAACGAGAAGGGCTACGTCACGTACCGGGTGAACGGCAAGGCCGTCGACCCGGCCGACATGCTCCACATTCGCCGGCACCGTCCGGCCGGGGCCGTGGAGGGCATGAGCGCGCTGACGTACGCACGCAAGAGCATCCTGGCCGGGCTCGCCGCCGAAGACTTCGGGTCGCGGTTCTTCACGGACGGCGGGCACCCGACGGCGCTGTTGAAGGCGGCGAAGGCGATCAACGACACGGCGGCGCTGACGGCGAAGAAGCGGTTCCTGGCGGCGCTGAACGGGCGCCGCGAGCCCGTCGTGCTGGGCGGCGACTGGTCGTACGAACAGATCCAGGTGAACCCCGAGGACTCGCAGTTCCTGGAGACGATGCAGGCCAACGACGTCGTGGTGGCCAGGTTCGTCGGGGTGCCCGCGTCGATGATCGACGCCGGGGTGGCGTCGGGCTCCATCACGTACGCGAACGTCGAGACCCGGGCCCTGGACTTCCTGGTGTTCCACATGCAGCCCGCGATCGTCCGGTACGAGAAGTGGCTCGGCAAGTCGTTCACGCCCAGGGGCCAGCGTGTCGTCCTCGACACGGCGGTGATGCTCCGCACCGACGCCACCACGCAGGCGAAGGTGGACCGGCTCCGGCTGTTCAACGCGCAGACGAACCCCGACGAGCTGCGCGCCCGTGAAGGCAAGGGCCCGATCCCCGAGGGCTCGACGTTCGCGTGGCCGCTCGCGGCGCCGCAGGAGATGAGCAAGAACGTCCCGGTGCAGGGCACATGATCCGCGACGGCTTCACGATCCACCCGGACGACGAGTGGCTCGTCGCCCATCCGTTCAACGGGGCGGGCGGCACGGAGTACATCGGTCACGGGCACTGGCTTCGCCGGCAGGTGTGGCAGGGCGAACCGTCCGGCGTGCTCGACATTCACATGAAGGCCGACGGGCGGCTCTGCTTCGGCGGGGCACGCTGGGCGGGCCCGGACGACGGCCACGCGAAGTGGAAGCTGGTGTCCGTCGAGCCCCTCCACATCGAGCCTTCGCTGGCCTGCCGGGGGTGCGGGGACCACGGCTGGATTCGGGACGGGAAGTGGGTTCCGGCCTGACGGTCGTGGCGTGCCCTATCGTGGTGGCCGGTTCAGGCGACCGGGAGGACCGTGCCATGCCCACGAAGATCGAGATGCCCGACAAGCTGGCACAGGACCCGACGGTCGCGCTGCGCCGTCTCATCCTGGACGCCGGGCGCGAGGAGCGCACCTACCGGGCTGAGTTCCGTGCCCAGGAGGCAGACGCCGAAGGTGACACCCCGGCCGGATGGACGGTGAACGGGTACGCCACGGTCTTCGACTACGAGTACCCGATCTGGGGCGGCTCGGAGCAGGGCGGCTGGGACGAGACGATGACGAAGGGCGCGGTGTCCAAGACGCTCGCCGAGAACCCCGACGTCGTGTTCCTCATCAACCACGAAGGGATGCCGCTGGCCCGGACGGCGCACGGCGACAAGCCCGGCACGCTGTCCCTGTCGGCAGACACGTCGGGGCTGAAGACGCTCGCGTCGCTCGACGGCCGGTCGCAACGGGCACGGGAGCTGGCCATCGCGATGGAGCGCGGCGACATGGACGAGATGTCCATGGCCTTCTGGGTGCTCCGTGACGCGTGGCTGACGGCCGACGGCGAGGAAGTGCCGTGGTGGGACCTGTCCGGCGTGAAGCGGGTCATCAAGGAGATCAAGCTCCACAAGGGCGACGTGTCCGTCGTGAACTACGGGGCGAACGACGCCACCTCGGCCGACGTGTCGCAGCGGGCCCTGATGGAGATGCGGACGGCCTCGCGGCTCTGGTCGCCGGCGCAGCGCGACGAGCTTCGTGCGCTCCTGGGCGACAAGCCGATCGTCCCGCCCGTCGTCGAGCCCCCCGCCAAGCCTGCCGCCCGCGGCCTCGACCTAGCTACGGCCAAGGCCCTCGCCGGGCTGTAGCAACCCTCCGCAACCCCCCCCTGCGGGTCACTGGCCCCTGCACCTACCGGGAAGTGGTGCAGGGGCCGGTGCGCGTCTCGACGCCCGCCGTTCGCTACCGTGTGCGTCGCGAGCTACACGCCGGACCGTCACGCCGGGCTTCCCACCTGACGTCCACCTGGAGCGAGGCACCAGAACCCCGTCAACGAAAGGGACGACCCCACACCATGAGTGCCACCCTTCTCCAGCGTCTGCTGGACAACCGGGCGAAGGACGAGGAGCGCCGCAACGCTCTCCTGGCCTCGCTCGAGAAGCGCATCGCCGACGTCAAGGAGGGCGAGGACTCGCCCCGCATGACGGCCGAAGAGGAGACCGAGTACCGGGAGCTCCTGACGAAGATCAAGGCCTCGGACGAGCGCATCCCCGAGCTGCGTGAGCAGATCGCCGCCGACGAGGCCGCGGCTGCCGCACGTCGCCAGCTCGGCGTGATGGCCCAGCATGTCCGGATCAAGAGCGAGCCGCTGACGTACCGTCAGGGCGGGCAGTACTCCTGGTTCAAGGACGTGGCCCGTGCGAGCGATCCCGGCCAGCGTGACCCGCAGGCCGCCGAGCGTCTCCAGCGTCACCGCAAGGAACTCGACGTCATCATGGAGTCGGCGGGCGCCGAGCAGCGCGCCAACATGAACACGACCGACGGCACCGGTGGCGAGTTCGTCCCGCCGCTGTGGCTCGTGAACCAGTACGTGCCTCTGGCCCGTGCGGGTCGTGTGACGGCCGAGCTGTGCCGGATGGTCCCCTTGCCCCCCGGCACGGACTCCATCAACATGCCGACGGTCGCGACCGGTTCGACGGTGGCGGCGCAGACGCAGGGCGCCGCGGCGTCGAACACCGACATGACCACGTCGTCCGTCTCGACGACCGTCCAGACGGCCGCTGGCCAGCAGGTCATCGCCATGCAGCTTCTCGACCAGTCGCCGATCAACTTCGACGAGGTCATCTTCCAGGATCTGATGACGTACCACGCCGCGTACATCGACGGCCAGGTGCTCAACGGCGCCGGGGCCCCGTCGATCGGCGGCATCCTGGGCACGTCGTCGATCAACACCGTCACGTACACCGACGGTTCGCCGACCGTGGTCGAGCTGTACCCGAAGCTCGCCGACGCGATCCAGAAGGTCCACACGAACCGGTACCTGCCCCCGCAGGCGTGGGTCATGCACCCCGTCCGCTGGGCCTGGTTCCTCGCCGCTCTGGACGCCCTCAACCGGCCCCTGGTCGTGCCGAACACCCAGGGCCCGCAGAACGCGTTCGCCGGGTTCGACAACGTGCGCTCTGAGGGCGCCGTCGGGTCGCTGATGGGCCTGCCCGTCTACACCGACGCCAACATGCCCGCCACGCTCGGCGGGGGCACCGAGGACGCGATCATCGCCTGCCGGTTCGACGACCTGTACCTGTACGAGGGCCCGCTCCGGACCCGCGTGCTGTTCGAGACGGACGCCAACACCCTCCAGGTGCGGTTCCAGCTCTGGAACTACTTCGCCTTCCTGGCGTCGCGGTACCCGAAGTCCATCGTGAAGATCACCGGCACGGGCCTTGCGGCCCCGACGTTCTGAGCCCTGATCTTCATGGGCCTCCAGTGGCAGCCGCAGGTTCCGGGCAGCGACGTCCCTGACGTCCTGGCCGGGGCCCGCGAGACCGCCGCTGCGCTCCTTGCGGAACGGGCAGGCTACGCACGACGTGGCCTGCCCGACCGCGTGGCCCTGGTCGACGCCGAGCTGGAGAAGCTCGCTGCCGCCACCGGGGCCACGTTGACCGAGGACGCACCGGCAGACGACAACGACCCGGCGCCCGCCGCCGATGACCCCAAGCCCGAGCCCGAGCCCGAGCCCGAGCCTGAGCCTGAAGGTGACCCGGACAACCCGGTCATCCCCTCCCGCAAGACCGGAAAGAAGTAGCCCATGCCTGACGCTGCGTACTTCAACGACGAAGTCGATTCGATCCTGTTCCCTGACGCCTCGCGGGGCGAGATGTGGTTCGGTGGCCGCACGCCGGGGGTGTGTCTCCCGAAGGCTGCCGCGGACGGGACACTGCTCCTGTCGTACGGCACGGCCAAGCGCGCCGACGCCGTCCTGACCGCCACGATCTGGATCGCCACCGCTCAGGTGACGACCCCGGCCACGGAGAACCGGGTGGGGCTCTACACGGAGGCGTCTGACGGGGCACTCACCCTCGTCGCGTCGTCCGCGTCGGACACGACCCTGTTCGACGGCACGGGGGCCGTGTCCGTGGCCTTCTCGGCCTCGTACACCCTCATCCCCGGTCAGCGGTACGCCTTCGGTGTGCTGGCCACCGGCACGGTCGGCCCGGTGCTCCTGGCCGCGGGTGGGACCGGGACGGACAACGAGGGGCTGATCCTGAACGCGACGCCGCGGATGGCGGCGATGTTCGCGGGCCAGACGGACCTTCCCTCGACCATCGCGAACGCTTCGCTGGCGGCGCAGACCACGGCGGGGGCAACCAAGCCCGGCCGTGTCATCGCGCGGCTGGTCTGAGGGGGCTGGTCGTCATGCCGTGGACAACCCCTGACGTCCTGCGGGCCTATGACCCGCAGGTGCTGGGCAACACGACGCGGTTCACCGACGACCAGCTCACTGAGATCATCAGCGCCGCCGAACTGGAGATCGAGGGGATCCTCGGCCGGGCGTTCATCACGCGGACGGTCACGGCCGAGAAGCACCTGGGGGACGGCTCGACCGTGCTGCGGGTGAAGAAGCGCCCGATCGTCGCGGTGACCGCGGCGACGGTTGACGGGACCGCGCTGACGGCCTCGCAGATCACCGACCTGGTGATCGACTGGGACGGCGGTCGGGTGAAGCACGTGTCGGGGTGGACGTGGGAGAAGACCTGCACCATCACGTACACGCACGGCGAGACGGCGACCCCGCCGGACGATCTGCTGCTCGCCCTGAAGCTTCTGTGCGTGGCCCGGTTGCAGCCGAACCGGAACTCGTTGTCGAACCGGGCGACGAGGTACCAGCCCGAGGGCGGCGGGACGTGGATCATGGACTCGGGTGGGCCGAACAAGACGGGCGTGCCCGAGGCCGACACGATCATCGCGAAGTACTGGATCGACGGGATGGCGTGACGTGCCCGACATGACGATCCGGGTGGCCGTGAAGCGGCGCCTGGTGGTGGTGATGGCGTCGGTGGTGCCGTCTGGGGTGGACGTGCAGTACGCGTACAACGCGCGGCTGGCGACGACCCGCGAGCTCGTCGTGATGACCGACACGATCGGCGGCGAAGAGATCCGGGCGCAGCGCAGCGGCCGGAAGCGTCGTGACGACGAGTTCAGCCAGACGGTATGGATCAAGACCCACGTCCCGTACACGGAGCCGTACGAGGCCGAGGAACGGCTGGAGGCGATCTGGGGGCCGATCGAGAAGGGGTTCGCGGACCCGGCGATCATCGGCCCGGTGCTGTACGGGGCGGGGACCTGGACGGCGATCACGGGCCTGGTGTCGTGCGTCGTGCAAGATGTGCACGGCCCGAACGCGGTCGAAGTGGGCGGGGGCTGGGGCGCAGAGTCCCGGTTCACGCTGAAGATCCTGACGAGTTTGGACTGACCGGGAGGCATGACGATGGTTCGAGTGGTGTACGTCGGCGGCAGTGACGAGGTGGAGATCGTGGCGCAGGGCGCCGGGTTCCGGGCGGTCGCCGTCCGGGGGGTGCCGTTGGAGGTGCCCGAGACGGTGGCGTTCGGGATGCCAGCGAAGGACCCGGAGTCGCTGTACGGGGGCCTGCTTGACCAGACGGACGCGTGGCGGCGTGCGGACGATCCGGTGGTGGATGCCTCCCCGCCGGTCACGGATGGGGCAGAATCCAAGACCGTCAGCGGCCCGCGTGGTCGGCGTAACGAAGGGACGAGCGCATGAGCACGCTTCTCGATGGGCAGATCGGCTACAAGGCCGAGTCGGTGTACGGCACGCTGGTCGTGGTCGACCAGTTCATGGAGTTCACGTCGGAGTCGATCAAGCCGTCGTATCAGGTGCTGGAGGGCAAGTCCCGTCGGCCTGGCCAGCGGTCGGTGCGGTCGGACCGGGTGGTGCGCGGTGGGCTCACGGGCGTCACGGGTGGCATCTCGTTCGAACCGTTGACGAAGGGCAAGTCGGTCTCGTCGTTCCTGTCGACGCTGCTCGGCTCGGTGTCCACGGGCGCCGCGCTGGAGACGGTCGTGTACCCGCACACCGGGTCGTTCGGGAACCTCGACGGGAAGTCGCTGACGCTCCAGATCGGCAAGCCCGACACCGGCGGCACGGTGCGACCGTTCACGTACGGCGGCGTGAAGCTCGCCGGCGCCACCTTCTCGACGGACCTGGACGGCATCCTCCAGTGCTCGCTCGACATTGCCCACGCCGTGTCGGAGACGACCGCGACGGCGCTGGCAACGGCGACGTACACGTCCGGCGCGGAGCTGCTGTCGTGGGTGGGCGGGTCGTTCACGATCGGCGGGGTCACGCAGTACGTGACGAAGGGGTCGTGCTCGTTCAAGAACAACTACGACATTCGCCGGTTCCAGGGTGGGGCGTCGAACCAGAAGGAGCCGCTGGAGGTGGGCGACCGTGAGGTGACGGCCCAGCTCGAGGTGGAGTTCGACTCGTTGACGAACCTGAACTACGTGAAGGCCGCGACGGCCGCTGCGGGCCAGGCGAAGATCGTGATGACGTGGCAGGGCCCGACGCTGCTCGGGTCGACGCTGTACCCGAAGGTCGAGATCACGCTGGAGGTGGCCGACATTCTCGGGGACTGGGTGAACGTCGGTGGCCCGAACCGGATCATGCTGCCCCTCACGTGCAAGGCCCGGTACGACGGGACGAACTCGCCGGCCGTGATCCTGGTGCATTCGGCTGACGCCACGGCGTAACCTTCTCCCCGCTGGGGTGCCAGTCGGCGCCTCCCGGTCCCAGCCCTCGGCCATCACGGTCGGGGGCTGGTTCGCGTCTGTACCCTGGACGTGTGGCACGCGCTCAGGTTGGCGAGAGCACCGTCAGGGTGGAAGGGCTCGCGGAGCTCCAGCGCGAGTTGAAGCGGCTGGGGCGCAAGGGTGCGCTCGACGACATGAAGGCGGCGAACCACAAGGTCGGGCAGATGGTTGCCGACCGGGCCGCGGACAAGGCCGCGTCGATCGGTGGTTCCACTGCGAAGGTCGGTGAGACGCTACGATCGGCGAAGCAGCAGCGCGCCGCGGTCGTGACCGCTGGCAAGGCTTCGGTGCCGTTCCCCTACGGGGCAGAGTTCGGAGCGAAGCAGGACACGTTGCGGCAGCTTCCGTCGGGCCCCCGGTTGGGGTGGAACCAGTTCTCGCCGTGGCGGGGCTCGGGGTCTGACGCCGGGTACTTCCTCTGGCCTACGATCCGTGAGTCGAACCGGGAGATCAAGGAGTTCTACGCCGAGCTGGTCATGGACCTGACGTCGGCGGCCTTCCCGGACTGATGTGCAGCAACCCAACCCAGAAAGGAACTTCCCGATGGCAACAGCAGCAGCGGCGACGAGACCGAGGGGCAACAAGGCCCGGCTCGCCGCGGTGAAGACGACGGAGCACGCAGGCCGCAAGACGGTCGTGAAGCCCGAGACGTCGGCGCAGAAGATGGCCCGTGTCCGCAAGGCTGCGGAGGCGGGGAAGCCGGTCACGATCGTGGTGTCCGGCCCGAAGCTGGACCGGAAGTACTTCATCCGGAACGACTACACGGCGCGGGTGTCGCACCGGTGTCGTACGGAGATCGGGATGACGCCCGAGATGATCATGGGCACGCTGTTCCATGACCCGGCCAGGGTCTCGGCCGACACGCTGGTGGCGATGCTGTGCTTCGCGAAGTGGCAGGCCGGTGAGGACTGCTCGTACTCAGAGCTGCTCGACACGTGGACGGTGAAGCAGCTCACGGGTCTGGAGTTGGAGCCCGAGGAGGATGACCGCTCCCCGGAAGACTGAGGCAGGAGCTCCTTCCGGAGTGGCCTGCCATGACGCACTTCTTCGGCCTCCATCCCTGGGATGTGGGGGGCCCGCAGCACCTGACGGAAGCGGAGACGGTGGTCTACAGGGAGGCCACCGTGCAGATGATTCAGGCCCGAAGGGCACAGGCCCAGCAACCGTGAGACGCAGGGCCGTAGAAACCTAACGAGAGGGTTTGGCGTGGCCGGGGATACGACACTGAAGGTAACCATCCTCGGTGACGCCGACTCTCTGGAGAAGGCGTTCAAGCAGGGCGGCACGTCGGCCGAGACGTTCGGCGACAAGTTGAAGACGGTGGCGACGGCGGCGGCGGGCGCCTTCGCCGCGTACAAGGTTGCCGACTTCATCACGGGCAGCATCTCAGCGGCGTCCGATCTGAACGAGACGGTGTCGAAGGTCGCGCAGGTGTACGGCAACGCCCGTGACGCGGCGCAGGTCTACGCGCAGGAGCTGTCGACGGCGAACGAGAACGCCGAGAAGGCGACCGGGAAGTACCAGGCCGCGGTCGAGAAGTCCGAGGCGAGGATCCAGGAGATACGGGCCGACGGGGCGGCGAAGCACGCCGAGCTGGCCGACAAGGTGAAGGACGCCGAGACCCGCCAGGCCGACGCGGTGGTGTCGGCCGCTGACGTGAAGGAGCAGGCGCAGCAGCGGTACGACGACGCCACCCAGCGCGCGAAGGACAACGTGCTGGCGGCGGAGGCGAAGCTGGAGGACGTTGCCCGCTCCACGGCCGAGAAGGTCGAGGACGCGAAGGAGAACCTGGCTGACGTCGTCGAGCAGACGTCGGAGCGGATCAAGGACGCTGAGGCGTCTGCGGCCGAGCGGGTCGAGAACGCACAGGACCGTCAGGCCCGCGCGCATGAGTCGGCGGTCGAGAAGCGTGAGGCGGCGGCGACTCGGCTGAAGGAGGCCGAGGCCGATCTGGCCAAGGCCCAGGAGGAAGGGGCGAAGCCCGAGCGGATTGAGGCCCTGACGAAGCGGGTGAACGACGCCCGCGAGAACCAGGAGAAGGTCGCTACCCGCACGGCCAAGGACATTGAGCGCGCCGACAAGGACGCTGCCAAGGCCAGTGAGGACGCCGGGAAGCAGGTCGAGCGGGTCAAGAAGGACGCCGCGCGGGCGACCGAAGACGCCAAGGACCGGGTCGAGAAGGCCGAGGCCGACGGCGTCAAGGCGACCCAGGCTGCGGAGGCGGGGGTCCGCAAGGCCAAGGACGCCGAGAAGACGACCCGTGAGCGCGCCGCCGACGACCTGGAGCGGGCCGAGAAGCGGGCCGAGAAGATCCTGACGGACGCCGCTGGCGCGGTCGAGAAGGCCCGTGCTGCGATGGCGAAGCAGGCCGCGGACCAGGCCGAGGCCGAGGGCAAGGCCGGGGCGGCGGTCGAGGGGTACCGGACCAAGATGGTCGCGGCGAAAAACGACGTGGTGCGCGTGCAGGGCGAGATCGACGCCGCGAACATGAAGATGTCTCGGACGTCGAAGGCCGAGATCGACAAGGTGCTGAAGGACCTGGATGGCTGGTCGTCGGGGGCGGCGAAGCACTTCGGTCTGTCGAAGAAGGAGGCCCTCGACGGTGCGGCGTCGATGGCGATGTTCGGCAAGGCGGCGGGGCTTCAGGGCCCGGAGCTGGCCGAGTTCTCCAAGAAGCTGGTCGTGCTGTCGGGTGACCTGGGGTCGTTCCACAACGCGGACCCGGCCGAGGTGGTGCAGGCGATGGGCGCCGCACTGCGCGGTGAGGCTGAGCCGATGCGGAAGTTCGGTGTCGACCTGAACAGCATCAAGCTCGAAACCGAAGCGATGAACATGAAGATCTGGGACGGCCACGGCGCGCTGACCCAGCAGCAGAAGATCCTCGCTGCGAACTCGATCATCTTCAAGGACACGGCCGACGCGCAGGGCGACTACAACCGCACGTCGGAGGGGCTGGCGAACAAGACCCGCACGGCGAACAAGGAGTTCGCCGACATGCAGGCCGAGATCGGCCAGAAGCTCCTGCCGGTGCAGCTCGCGTTGACCAACGCGTTCGTGAAGGCCCTGCCCACCCTGAAGGACATTGGCGAGAAGATCGCCGACGTCGTAGTGCCAGCCTTCAAGCTGCTGGTCGACGTCGGCAAGACGATCTACGACTGGGTCAAGGACAACTGGCCGTATCTGACGGGCGTGATCCTCGGGTTCGCCGCGTCGATGGCGATCATCTACGTGCCGGGGATGATCGCGTCGGCGACAGCGACGTGGGCTCTGGTGACCGCGTGGATCGCCGCGAACGCCCAGGCCATCCTCATCGGTGCGGCCATCGCCGCCCTGGTGGCTGGCGTGATCTACGCGTACGAGCACTGGGGTTGGTTCCGTGACGCCGTCGATGCTGTGTGGCAGTTCATGCAGAACACCCTGTGGCCGATGCTCCAGACGGTGGGCGAGTACATCGGCAACGCGTTCGTGGCTGCGATCGGGTTCCTGTCCGACGCGTGGAACAACGTTCTCCAGCCCGCCCTGAAGGACGCCTGGAAGTTCATCTCGGAGACGCTGTGGCCGATCTTGGAGAAGGTCGGCAAGTGGTTCGGCGAGGTGATCGTCACGGCGTTCGGGCTGATGAAGACGGCGTGGGACACGGTGCTGTACCCGACGCTGAAGGCGATCTGGGACTACCTGAAGGACCCGGTGTTCCCGTTCTTGGAGAAGGTGGGCGGCTGGTTCGCGACCACGATCGTCGCGGCGTTCGGCGCGCTGAAGACGGCATGGGACGAGGTGCTCTCGCCCGCCCTGCACGCCATCTGGGGGTTCATCACCGACCCGCTCCTGCCCCTCCTGGGCAAGCTGGCCGAGTGGTTCATCACCGGGATCAAGGCCGCGTGGAAGGTGATGGAGACGGCGTGGAACGAGGTTCTCTCGCCTGTGCTCACGGCCCTGTGGAAGTTCGTCGACAAGACCCTCATGCCTATCCTCGGCACGCTCGCGGGCTGGTTCGACACCGCGATCGGCGTCGCGCTTGACGTGGCAAAGGGCGTGTTCGACACGGTCATGGGGGCGATCGAGCTGGCCATCAAGCCCGTCACGACGGCCGTGGGGCTTGTGGGGAGCGGGCTCGGGTTGATCCCGAACCTGGTCGAGTCTCTGAAGGAGCCGTTTGAGCGCATCTTCGGGCTGATCTGGAACGCGATCAAGCTGCCCTACGAGGCGATGAAGTGGATCATCGAGAACGGCGGCAAGGTTGCCGGCTTCATCACGGGCGCCGGCGAGGTGCTCACGGGTGGGGCCGGGCAGCCGACGGCGGCGGGCGGCGCGCCCGTGTCATTCCGGGGAGGGAAGTGGTACTACGGGGCGTCGACCATCGAAGTCCCGCAGAGCGACATGACGCCGGCGATGAGGGCCTCGTTGACGGCGGGCGGGGCGGTGGGCGGCGCGGCGCCGACAAACTCGCAGGGAGGGCCGGGGCAGACGTTCGCGCAGATGGTTGCGTCGGGGATGACCGTCGCTCAAATCGCAGAACAGACCGGTCTGGACCCGGCCGTGATCCAAGCGAACCTGACCATGCAGGGCGCCGGTTCGGCGGTGCAGGACATCGTGGGCGCCATCTCGGGCGGCGACTTCCCTGACGAGAACGACGGCGACCCGGCCGGGTCCGGGCCGGGCGAGGCGAACCTGACGGCGAACGCTGTCGCTCTGCGCCGGAAGGTCGTATCGACGTTCGACTACACCAACATCGGCGGGTACGCCTTCCGCACCACGGCGGCGGGTACCCCGTCGGACCATGCGAAGGGCAAGGCCCTCGACGTCGGGTCCCCCGCGTCGCCGATCCCTCACGGGCTCGGTGACCGGATCGCGGCGTGGGCGATCGGGCAGTCGCTCGCGAACTACGTCATCTGGGACAACCAGATATGGAGTCGGCAGCATCCGTCGTGGCGTGACTACGCGACGTCAGGGTCGGTCGGCCGCGCAAACCAGGGCAGCCCGACGGGGCGCCACGAAGACCACGTCCACATCTCCGTGCTGGGTCGTGGGGGGATCATGCGGGCCCGTCGTGGCGGGCGGCTGGGTCTGCTCGCCGAGGCGGGCCATGACGAGGCTGTGATCCCGTTGGACGGGGCGAGCGCGCACGCGAAGAAGTTCGCTTCGATGGTGGCCGACTCCATCGCCCCTTCGGCGGGGTACGTGGAGACGCGGGCCGGGGTCTACAACGCTCCCGTGGCGACGGTCGGGCCGGGCCCGGTGTGGACGGCGCCGGGTGTCGCGGCGGAGGTGGGCCCCATCTCGCCCGAGCTGGCTGCCGATGTGCAGAAGGCTCTGGTGCGTGGCGCCGATCCGGGCATCATCAACGGGTACGTCTCGGCGGGCATGTGGAACGCCGTCGCTGCGTACATTCGTCCGTTCCTGCCTGCGCCGAGCGCGGGTGCGGCGGCGCCGGCGAGTGGCATGTCGTCGTCCCCGTCGGCTGGCGATCCGGTGTGGGACGACATTGAGTGGGCGCTCATGTCGGGGCGTGGTGACCCTGCGGTGATCAGCCGGTACCGGCTCGACAACGACTGGAACGGGCTGCGCCAGTACCTGTCGCGGCTCCGGGGCCCGGCGACGGTATCGGTGTCGTCGCCGCCCACGCTGGCCGACAACCTCGGTTCGTCCGACCCGACGACGGCGAAGGCCGCTGCCATCCTTCAGGGCCAGGCAACGACCGATCCGGCCACGGCGGCGAAGGCCGCGGCGATCCTCGCGAACCAGCGCGGCGAAGCGGCGCCCGCGTCGCTGCCGCCCATCAACATCAACGTCAACGTCGAAGGGACGATCGTGCAGGAGCGGAACCTTGTCGCTTCGATCCGTGACGTGGTGACCGATCCCGTCACCCTCATGGCGCTCCGGGACGGGCTGCTGGAGTTCTCCAGCCAGGGCATCACGTTGGGGCTGGGCTGATGCCGACGAACCTGCTGACCAACCCGGACTTCAGCGACGGGTCGACGGGATGGACGACGGACAGCCCGCTCGCTGATGGCACGCGCACGTACACGTTCGTCGCGGCCACGGCGTACCGTCCGGCCCAGCTCGAGAGCGAGGGGACCGGGATCGGGTCGATCTCGCAGCTCCTGACCGTGGCGCCGGGCGACAGGCTGTTCCTGTCGTACCGGGGGTTCTGCGACTCGGCGTCGTACGCCCGGTGGGGGATCTACATTCCGGCTTCGGGCGAGTGGCGTCACATCTCGGACGCCGGGCACACGGCCCCGGTGTCGCAGAAGTTCGGGGCTCAACCGGCCTGGCATGGCGGCGAGGTGACGATCCCGGCTGGGGTGACGTCGGTGCGGGTGGTGCTGGCCCTTCCGGCGGGGTCGTCGTGGATCACGGAGCTCAACGCGTTCACGTCGCCGAACTTGGTGAAGGACGGCGACTTCTCGACGAACACGACGGGCGCTACGGGCGGGGACGGTGTGGCCCCTGAGGGGTGGACGCTGGACTGGCATCAGGTGTCGGGCTCGCCGGGTGGCTGGACGACTGAGGGCGGCACGCTGAAGCACACCGGCACCGACCAGTCGGGGTGCGCGTGTGCTGCGTTCGCTGTGACGGCCGACGAGTACCTGCACGTGTCGGCTGACGGGTGGGGGTCGATCGCGAACGGGGCCCGTGTGCGGGTCGCGTTCGGTACGACGTCGAACTTCACGGCGGCTGCCGCGATTGCGACGATCGACATTGCGGCGGGGACGGACTTCACGTCGGTGGTGCAGACGTGGGCGGCGTTCGTGCAGGTGCCGGCGACGGCGACGTACGCCCGGATGGTCGTCTACAACCTGGCGTCGGGGACTTGCTACTGGGATCGGGTGCGGGCGCGGCGCATCTCCGCGATGGGGCGTCCGTCGGTGCGGGTGGAGGTGTCGTTCGGCCAGGCTTCGGAGGCGCTCGCTTCGGGCCGGGACACGTGGGTGGTGGGCGCGGCGAGCGCGTACAACGAGGTGGGGTCGACGTTCCTGGCGTCGTGGGCGGGGTCGTCGCCTGCGGTGGCGACGTGGACTGACGTGACGGAGTGGGTCCGGCGGCTCGGGTTCTCGGTGGGCAGGAACTCCAAGACGGCAGAGTACGAGACGGGCATGTGCAGCTTCACGCTGGACAACAAGGACCGTCGCTTCGACCCGCTGTACCTGTCGGGGCCGTTCGTGGTGGACGGCCGGTCGTACTGCGGGCGTGGCCGTCCGGTGCGCGTGTCGCTGGAAGACCCGGACACGGGCGAGCCCTTCGGCATCTACACCGGGCGGTCGACGTCGTGGAAGCCGAAGTTCACGCCCAACGGCACCAACCTCGTCGAGGTGTCGGCGGGCGAGTACCTCATCGACCTGAACGCCCCGCTGCCGGAGACGACGTTCGCGTCGGCGCGCAGCGACGTGTTCCTGGGTGATGTGCTCGACGCGCTCGACTGGCCGACGGAGTGGCGGCGCCTGGACGAAGGGCTTGTGACGGTCCCGTCGATCACGGTGTCAGGTTCCATGCTGGGGTGGATGAGGAAGGCCGCACAAACCGAACGGGGGGCTTTCTACCTGGACGGGATGGGCAAGGTGAGGTTCCGTGTGGCGAGCACGTACCGCACGGCGAACGTCATGGCCACCTTCGACCCGTCCGACGCGGCGAACACGCACCGGCTGGACTACGCCGGGGTGCAGGTCGAGTACGACAACAACCTGACCAGGAACCACGTCACCGGGACCCGGTATGGCGGGACGGCCTCGGACGCCCAGGAGGCGAAGGATGCGACGGCCATCAACGAAGACGGGGACGTGCCGTACACGGTCACGGATCTGCTGTTCGGGACGAACGCCGAGGTGCTGACGTGGGCCGAGGCCGTGCTCGCCGCGAACACCGCTCCGGACGCCGACATCCGGTCGATCGAGCTGGAGCCCGAGGTGAACGCGATGTGGTGGGCGTTCATCATGTGGGCCGAGTTCGGTGACCGGTACTCGGTCGTGGTGGAGCCCCCGCCGGAAGGCTCGGCGGCGATCACGCAGACGGTGCAGTACGAAGCCCTAACCTTCGAGTCGACGAACATCGCCGACCAGGGGATCACCGCTCGGTGGGGCTTCGTCCCCGCTGGCCTGTAAGGAGAAGTCCCGTGCCCGTTCATGACTACGTTGCCAGCGAGCGCCCGACCACCGCGCAGGTCAACGCGTGGGTGCGCGATCAGGTCATCACCATCGACACGACCGCGAACCTCACGGCGATGGGGACGGTCACCACGGGCCGGTACGCGTTCGACACGACCCTGAACCTGCTCGTCCGGTACAACGGGTCGGCGTGGGTGCCGGGCAACATTCCGGTGTTCACCACCGCGACGCTGCCCGCGAGCCCGGCCACGAACACCGTCGTGTTCAACAGCACCCGGCTCTCGTTGGAGCGGTACACCGGGACGGTGTGGACGCCCATCTCGTACTCGGCCATGACCGCCGCGGCTCGGGCCGCGCTGGCCTCGCCGCTCGACGGTCAGCAGGTGTACGAGAACGACACCTTCCAGTGGATGTTCTACGTCTCGGCGGCGGCGAAGTGGTACCCGATCCCGGCGGGCATCGTGGCCACCGCTGCCCCCGACGCGAAGGCCGGGACGCTGTACCTGAACACGAACCGGATGCGGGCCTTCATGCACGACGGCACGGCGTTCCGGTCGCTCGGCATCTACTCCACAACGTCCGGCGCGCGGCCGGGCACCCCGACGGACGGCGACCCCATCTGGGAGACGGACACCGACCGGCTCCTGTTCTACGACGGCGGCAACACGCGGTGGGCCATCCCCGGCTACTCGTTCACGTCCGGCGCCCGGCCCTTCGCGTTCCCCGGCGCGATGGGGTACGAGACGGACTCGCTGTCGTGGAAGGGCTGCACGGGCGGCACCACGTGGACGGCGATCGGCGGCGGGAACCTCGGGCTCTACGGCGACGGGTCCGACGGTGCCGTGGCCTTCGACGGGACGAACACGTACGCGTCGTTCGCTTCCAAGGCCGGCTCGGTCTACACGCTGATCCGTGACGTGTACGCGACGACCGTCGCGGTCACCGGGTCGGCGACGGTCACGACGGCCGGGTTCAGGATCTTCGCCACCACGTCGATCACCGTGAACGTCACGGCTGGGATCAACGCGAACGGCGGCTCAGCTTCGGGTCAGACGGCAGGCGCAGCGGCTGCCACGACGGGCGTGACGGGTGGCGGCGGGGCGGGCGGGCAGGGCGGCAACTCGGCTTCGGCCGGGTCGAACGGCGGGAACGTGATCACCGCGGGCGGCGGGGCGGGCGGGGCGGGCGGAACCGGGAACGGCGGGGCGAACGCGGCCGGGACGGCCGGGACGTCGACCGTGCTCACCGCAGCCGAAGGAGGGCTAAAGCAGTTCAACTACCCGCTGGCCATGACGGGACGGACGCCATCCGCGTCGCAGATCAAGGGCGGGGCCGGGGGTTCAGGCGGCGGGGGCGGCTCGACGAGCTACGGCGGCGGCGGCGGCGGCGGGGCGGGCGTCGTGCTCATCGCCGCCCCTCTCGTCACGGGCACCGGGACCGTCAACGCCACGGGCGGCAACGGGGGCACGGGCGGCAACCAGAACGGCGGCGGCGGGGGTGGCGGCGGGGGCGGGTACGTGTTCATCATGACCGCCGCCGCGCTCGGCGGGTCGCTGTCCGTCAACGTGGCTGCCGGGTCGGGTGGGGCGAAGAACGGGACGGGCGTGGTCGGTACGGCCGGGTCGGCAGGGAACTCGAATACGCTGATCCTGGCCTGAGGTCCGGTACCCTCCGTGGCCATGACCCCGCCCGTCGCTCTGCTCGCCGCTGCCACCGGCCTGGTCGGTTCGATCGTCATGGGGGGCACAGCCCTGTTGGCCGAAGCGGTCCATGACAGTGGGGGCGGCGGGGCGAACAGTGCCGTGTGGATCACGGGAGGCACCAACGCCGCCGCCGTCGCGGCGCTCGGGTTCCTGGCCAAGATGTTCGCGGACGGTCGCCTGGTCGCCCGAGCGACGACGAACAACGAGCAGCGGCTGCTCGATGCGATCGAGAAGCAGGCGTCGATGACGGCGAAGATCGTCGAGCTCGTCGACGCCAGCGTGAAGCGCGAGAACGACAGCTTGAAGCGCGAGGACCGGCTGTACCGGATGGTGGCGCACCTCGCGCCCGGTGGTGCGGCAGAATGAGTGCCATGTCCGAGATCGAGCACCTGACCGCCAACGTCATCAACGCCGCCGGCGCGGAGGACAGCCAGGACCGCCGCACGGTGCTGGCCGTCGTGCTTGGCCTGGTGCTGCTCGCCAGCCTCGCGCTGGCCGGGGCGATCTACCTGGCCGCGGTGAAGACGCCGGTGCCCGACCTGCTCGGGTACGTCGTGACGGGCGGGCTCGGCGCCCTGTCCGCGATGCTCGCCACCACCCGAACCCGTCAGAGCTGAAGGAGTCCCCGATGCACGCAGGTGGAGCAGTCGCCCCGGCCGGGGCTCTCGGGATGACGTTGATCCGCAACGGGCAGCGCACCGTTCAGGTGCAGCCCACCCCGCGGGATTGGCCGCATGCGACGTCGCTGCGGAACATCATCCAGTTCGGCTTGCCGCAGGCCGGTCTGTCCGAAGAGGTGAACCGGTGGCGGCGGGCGAACATGCGCCACCTGTGGCGCGGGGCCAAGCACGTCATCGCCGCTCAGCGGCTGGGCATCCCGACGCACTACGGGGCCCTGTTCGGCACCCTGTACCGCGGCAGCGGCGAGGTCGTGCACCTCGGGCTCATGTCGCTGCGCGTGGTGACGGATGCGGGCGTCGGGTACATCGTGGACGCCTTCCAGAACACCGTCGAACTCGAGAACATGAAGTACCACGGGTACGGCACGGGCTCGACGGCGGAAGCGGCCGGGGACACGGCGCTGGTGACGGAGCTGACGACGGAGTACGCGACGGACAACGTGCGTCCGACGGGCACCACGATCGAAGGTGCGACCGCGAACATCTTCCGTACGGTCGCGACGCTCAGCCCGAACTCGGGCGGCACGATCGCCCTGCGTGAGCACGGGGTGTTCTCGCAGGCGGCTGTCGCCGGCGGGGTGATGCTCGACCGGACGGTGTACGCCGTGGTGAACGTCACGGCTTCGGCCGACTCGTTGCAGACCACGTACGACTTCACGCTCACGTCTGGTTCGTAAGTGGCGACGGGCACCGTCCTGCTGATGCCGGGCGCGGCCGTCCTGCCGGATGGTTCGACGGACAACGTCGGGGCGGGCATGTCGCGGCGTCAAGGGACGCAGACGGGGCGGAAGGTTCACTACCTGACCCTCGACTTCGACGGGGCGGGATCCACGGTCGAGTCGGCGCACTGGCAGTTCCGGTTGCCGGCGAACTACTCGTCGTCGCCGGTGCTGAAGGTTCAGTGGCATGCGAACGCGACGGCGAACGCGGTGAAGTGGCAGGCGCAGATCGCTGCGGTGACGCCTGATGATGCGGACACGCCGCTGGAGCACGCCTTCGCGACGGCGAACACGACCACGACGAACGTGAACGCCACGGAGGCGCGGCGACTGACGGAGACGTCGATCACCCTGACGAACGCCGACTCGATGGCTGCGGGCGACTTCATCCAGGTCGTGCTGTTCCGCGACCCGGCCGACGGCTCGGACACCTGCACGGTCGACGCCGAAGTCGTCGCGGTCGCGTTCGAGTACACGACGAGCTAAGGGGCGCCCCGGTGCCCATCCATTCCGAAACCGACAGAACGAACAAGGTCGACCTGGCGATCGGCAACGCGTCGACCATGACGGGCGCCATAACGATGGCGTGCATCTTCCGCATGACGTCGTCCGGCACCGGGGTTTACATCATGGCGGGGGTTGGTGTCCCGGAGGCCGCCGGAAGTGGCTACCTCCTGGAGCGGGCGGGCACGGGCCCCGGCAACACCCTTGGCATGGTCGTCAATTCCATATCCACCATCTACGCCTCCTCGGCGGCGTGGACCGATTCCGACGGGTGGGGCTGCCTCGCGGTTACCCACCCGTCGGGCGGCGCCGCCAAGGTGTGGGTCTACAAGTATTCGACCGACACGTGGACGACCCGAAGTTTCGTGACGACCTTCGCCGACCAAACGCCCATTACTTCCTGTTTGCTGTCGCGCCCGGTCGCCACGTCTGCGGGAGATACCGCGGTGGCGGCGGGATGGGCGCGGGTCCTGTCGGACGCCGAGATTGGGGCGCTTCCGTTCAGTCTCGCGGCGTGGGTCGGAACGGCACCGGCCGTGCTGTGGGTGCCAGACAACCCGAATATGGCGACGAAGATCGTCGACCTGACCGGCGGTGGTGCGAACGAGACGGCACGCGGCACGCTCACCGCGGGGACGGCCGCGGTGCCCCTCTTCTCGTACGGGCATGAACCGATCTACGTCCACGCCGGGACGGCGGGCACGGTGTTCACGGAGTCGATGGGCGGGTCGGTGACCCCGGCGGGGTTGACGCTGCGGGCCGTCCTTCTGTCCCCTGTCGGGTCTGTGACTCCTGCCGGGTCTGTGGTGCGGGGCGTGACGCAGGGGCTCGCTGGTGGCGTTGTCCCTCAGGGCTCGACGGTGCGGGACGTGACGCTCGCCGTCGGCGGGTCGGTGGTGCCCGGCGGGACGCTCGACCTTGTGCGGCTGATCGTGCAGACGCTGGCGGGCGCCCTCGTTCCTTCGGGGTCGCTGCTGCGCTCGACCTCCCTGGCCCTAGGCGGCGCGGCCGTACCGGCTGGCGCGCTGACCCGAGACGTGCAGATAACCCCCCAGGGGGGTTTGTCGCCGGACGGTTCGCTGGCGTTGGCCCGCACCATCGTCATGGCCATGAGCGGCACGCTGGCCCCCGCCGGGGGGCTGGTCCGTCTGGTCGCCCAGCAGCGGGGAGGGGCCGTCGTTCCGACGGGAGGGCTCGCCCGGGACGTCGCCGCGACGCTGGCCGGGTCGGTTGTCACGGGCGGGGGGTTGCTGAAGGACGTGGCGCTCGCTGTCGCCGGGGCTGTGGCGCCGTCCGGGGCGACGGTGAGGGATGCGACGGTGCGGGTCGGTGGGTCCGTGTCGTCCTCGGGCGGCCTGGTGAGGGACGTGGCCCTGGCCGCTGGCGGCAGCGTGGTTCCGGCCGGGGCCGTGGGGAAGGACGTCTCGGTCCAGCTCGGCGGCGTGGTCACGCCGACCGGCAGCGTGGCGAAGGTCGCGGCCCTGGCCTTCGCCGGTGCCGTCAGCCCGTCGGGTGCGCTGGCAAAGGCGACCAGCAAGTTCTGGGGCGGCGTGCTCGGGCTGGCCGGGTCGCTTGTGCGGTCGCTGGCCGGGACGCCGGGGGCCGCGACGCTGACGGTCTCGTCGGGCGCGGTCACGGTCGCGGCGTCGTCGGGCGTGGTGTCCCTGGCGGCGGCGGCTGGGGTCGTAGACCTGGCGGCGGCGGCGGGCAGCGTTACGCTGGCGGCGTCCACCGGCCTGGTGGACTTGGAGGTCGATCCGTGAGCCAGCCCTATATTGCCGGGAAGCCCGTGCGGATCACCGCGACGTGCTACGCCGTGTCGGACCTGAACACCCCTGCCGACCCGTCGGGTGTCGAGTTCCGCGTGAAGAAGGTGGGCGCTTCGGACTCGACGATCGAGTCGTTCACGTACGCGCTGGCGACGGTCACGAAGTCGACGACGGGCGTCTACTACATCGACTACTCGCCGGCGACGGCGGGCCGGTGGAAGTTCGTAGTGCTGTGCTCAGGGGTCGGGTTCACGGCGAACTCCGTCGAGATCGACGTGGCCGACGTGTTCTGAGCCACACTGGTGGCCATGGACATGTTCACCGCAGACGACCCACTGGTGTCGAGGGTGATCCCCGGGAAGTGGGGGTACCCGACGAGGAACGGCGCGAAGGTTCTGTGGGTGGTGATGCACACCGCAGAGACACCGGAGCTCCAAGACACGGACGTGAACGTGGCCCGCTACTTCGCCGGCTTGCCCGCCACGCGGGTGGTGAACGGCAAGAAGGTCAGTGCGAAGGCCAGCGCGCACTACATCGTGGGCGACGAGATCATCCAGGGCTGGCCCGAGGCGGGCACGGCGTTCGCTGCGCCGGGAGCGAACGCGGAAGGCATCCAGATCGAACTGTGCGGCCGGGCCCGCCAGAACCCGGAGCAGTGGCGGGACGACTTCTCGACCAAGCAGCTCCAGCTCGCATCGAAGCTTGTCGCTTCGATCTGCCGCCGCCACCACCTCGAGATGGCGTACCGGGGGCCCATGTCGCTCCGTCAGCGGCTGACGGGGGTGACGGGGCATGTCCTGGTGAACCAGGCGTTCCACCGCAGCACGCACTCCGATCCGGGGCCGAGCTTCCCGTGGTCGCGGTTCATGACGATGGTGAAGGCGGCACGATGATGACCGAGCGGACCGCGTGCGAGCGGTGCGGTTCCGAGCCGGGCGTTGAGTGCGCCGACACGTGCCCGTCGAAGATGCACAAGATGGAGATGGTCGAGGTGCGGCGTCCCCTGTCGACGGACGATGCGGCGGCGTTCCGCCGCCGCTACTTGGCGGCGCACCGGGCGAACCGGCCGACGTTCATGTGCCCCCCGGAGCGTCGCGATGAATGAGCTGGCGGTCACGTACATCTGGCCGGGGTTCACGGACCGGTGGGCGCGGGTGCGTGCGGCGGCGCCGCGGTACGCGATCTGCAACCCGGCGTCGGGGGTCGGGGGCGGCTACTCGCCGGACTGGCGGGCGATCATTCGTGACCTGTCGGCGCGCGGGACGATCATGTTGGCGTACACGGCCTGCCACTACGGGGGCCGGAACCCGGAGGACATCCGCAACGAGCTTCACCAGTACCGGCAGTGGTACCCGGAGCTGCGCGGCGCGTTCTTCGACGAGGCCCCGACCGGTCCTCTGTCGTTCCTTCGTGTGTGCCACGCCGAGGCCCGGCACATGACCTCGGCCGTGGACGGGGTGTCGGTGTTCAACCCCGGCTGTCTCCCGCCGTCTGGTCTGTGGCGGGCGATGTTGGCCACACCCCGGTCTGTGTGGTGCACGTTCGAAGGGCACGCCGAGTCGTACATCAACTCGCTACCGAAGGCGGCGCCGTTCTGGCGGTCGCGGCAGGCCCATCTCGTCTACGCGGCAACGTGGGAGACGCTTCACGCGGCAACAGCGCGCATGACGGTTGAGGGCGTCGGCGCCGGGTACGTGTGCTCGGGCCAGCTCCCCAACCCGTGGGACTCGTACGGCTTCGGCGTATAGCCGGGCTGATGGTACGGTTGGCCCCGGTTGGTAGGGCAGGGGCAAGGCGTGGCGGGTGGTTCGGGGTGCGCTGGTAGGTCACCCTGGACCGCCCGCCACCTCCGCGTAACGGGACCGTTTGAAACCCGTTTTGGACGGTTGTGGCGCCAGCCCACCCCGCTTGCTAAGGTGCATGAGCAGAGCCCCAACCCCAGACCCCGGACGGAGTTCCTTGCCTACCACCCCACCTACCCAAGAGCCACCGACGTTCGGTGACCAGCCGAGCACCTTCGAAGACGACACCGGAACGAAGCGGTGGTACATCGAGACCGACCGCCAAGCGGCGTGGGCGGCAGCGAAGTACCTGGCCGCCGAAGACGACCTGGAAGCCGCCGACCGAGAGCTGGCCGCGTACCAGGCAGACCTGCGCCTCTGGTACGAGCAGCGCACCGCAGAATCCAAGCTGGAGTCGGCGCATTGGAAGGCGTTGCTGGACGTGTACGCCTTGCAGGTTCGTGAGCACACCGGCAAGAAGTCGTTCGGGCTGCCGAACGCGATGGTGTCGACGACCGAGACGCCGGCCTACCCGAAGGTGGCCGACGAGGCCGTGCTGTTGCACTGGCTCGCGTCGCACCCCGCGCTGGAGGCGGTGGTGACGACCCGCAAGGTCGTTGCCGTGCCCTTCAAGAACGCGGTGCGGTTGGAGTCCGGCCACGCGCAGGCCGTGCTGGCGTGTGGCTGCGTCGTCGACTTCACCCCGCCCCTGTCCGACGACACGGCCGAGGCCTTGTGCCCGTCGTGCCGCCAGGCAGGTTCGATCGTCGAGCGCCGGATGCCTGTTGTCCGTGTGCTCGACAAGGCCGGTGCCCCTGTGCCCGGCACGACGGTGGAGCCTACGAAGGTCACCGTCTCCGTCAAGCCCCGCAAGAAGTAAGACCACCTACCCCACCACCTGAAGGAGATTCATGTCTCAGCCACAGAACCGAGCGCAGTCGCGCGCGACCACGAACAGGACGACGACCGGGACCGCGACGTCGCGGCTCGGCACGATGCGGAAAGCGCAACGCAAGAAGGCCAAGGCCCGACTGGCCATGTCCGGCCCGGCCGGGGCAGGCAAGACCTGGACGGCGTTGACGATCGCAGAGAAGCTGGTCGAGGGCACCGACGAGTGGGTGATGCTGATCGACACGGAGCCCAGCGACGAGAACAACACGGCGTCCGAGCTGTACGCCGAGTACTTCGACTTCGAACTGATCCCCTGGGCGGCACCGTACGACCCGAGGGACTTGGCGATGACGTTGAAGGACGCGACCCGCCGCAAGACGGCCGGCGAGCCCTTCGGGGATCGCAGCCCGGCGCTGGGGGTGGTGGTGATCGACTCGGCCACGCACTTCTGGACCGGCGAGGGCGGCACGCTGGACATGGCCGACGGCCGGTTCGGTGGCTGGAAGGAGGCCACCCCGGCGCAGAACGACATGGTTGAGGCGATCCTGCGGAGCAACTTCCACGTGATCTGCTGCACCCGAGCGAAGCAGGCCCACGCGCAGCAGACGGACAACCAGGGCCGGGTGTCCGTCGTGAAGCTCGGGCTGGAGCCGGTGCAGCGCGCCGACCTGGAGTACGAGTTTCAGGTGCAAGCGGTGATCGGGATGGATCACACGATCGAGATCGGCAAGACGCGGTGCGCGCAGCTTGCCGGGAAGAAGTTCCACGCCAACCATCAGGGGGCGTTGGCCGACACGTTGAAGTCGTGGCTGGACGGTGGCGTCGAGTTGATCCGCCAGGCCGACGCCGACGATCTGGTGCGGGCGATGAACGCGGTGCATGACCGGGAGGCGCGGGCCGCGCTGAAGGATCTGTTCCGGCAGACGTTCGGGGTGCCCACACAGATCGAGGCCGACAAGCTGGAGGCCGCGTGGGAGTGGCTGAAGGAGCGCGACGTGGTGTTCGTGGAGAAGCCCCCGGCCGAAGCCCCGGAGAGCATTGCTCCCCCCGAGGAACCCACGCCGCCCCCTGCACCCGACGACCAGCCCGCAGAAACCGGCACGGAGGGTTCTGCGGTGGCCAACGAGCCGCCCGCACCGGCCCCGCAACCCGCACCGGCCCCGCAACCCGACGAGCCGGTGCTGACGTGGGCCGAGGCCGTGCTCGCCGCGAAGCGGACCCTCGGCACCGGCGGGACGGCTGCCGCGTTGGCCAGCCGCCCGGTCGATGCGATGGTCGAGGAAGGGTTCGACCCGGCACCGGCACAACCGACGCTCGCGTGAGCGCCGAAGCCGTCGGGTGGGTGCTGCGGTACTCGCCGCTGTCCGGTGCGCCGCTGCTCGTCCACGTGGCGATCGCTGACGCTATGGGCCCGGTGCTGGCCGCGATCCCGCAGGCATGGCTGGCGAAGGTGGCCCGCACGACACGCGGGACGGTGAACAAGACCGTCGCCGCGCTGGTCGAGGACGGACTGCTTGTCGTGCGGGCCGGGAAGCCGGGGGAGGCGTGCTCCTACCGGGTCGTGATGAAGCCGGGCCTGCCTGAGCGGGTGCCCCCGCTGGACGAGGGGGGGGTGCGCGCTGAGAACACAGGGGGGGTGCGCGCTAGGAACACAGGGGTGCGCGCTGAGAACACACCCCCCTTACCTCTCTCCACGCGTGCCCCCGCGCACGGTTCCTTGCTTAAACCCATACCTACACCTACACCTAGCGGTGTAGGTGTAGGTGGGAGTGCTCGCCGCACTCCGACCCGGAAGGAGCAACCCCCTGTCGACATGGACCCCTTGACGGCCGAAGCCCACAAGCTGGCCCAGGACGAGTGGAAACGAAGGACGGAGAAGCCCGTGTGCGGGTTTCCGGCGTTGCGGTCCCGCATTCGTGATGCCCTGGAGGCAGGGCACACCGCCGAGGCCGTAGCGAAGGCCCTGCCGACCATGCCGGTGTTCTCGCGGGACGCCTTCGACCTGGCGCTGCGGAAGTCCAAGGTGGTGCTGGTGCAACGCGCCGGGTCGTGGTCGCGGGAAGACACCGAAGGCCCGCACCGGTACGAGGACTTCTGATGGCCGAACCGGAGACGATCCAGTGGGCCGAGAACCTCGACAGGATCCGGGCCCGCCAGCCCGTGTTCCTGCAAGGCGAACCGGACCCGCCCCCGGCCGTGCGGTCGGTGGAGGGGTGGCGGCGGGGCCGGTGGGCGACCATCGTGCCGTCGCGGTTCGTGCACGCCGAGATCGACGACACGACACCCCCGAAGGTGAAGGGGTGGGCCGACTCGCCGGCGGGCCGGAACCTCGTCCTCGTCGGCACGGTCGGGTCGGGCAAGACGTGGCTGGCGTGCGCCGCGGCCCGGCCCCGGTTCATGGCCGGGGACGACCTGGCCTTCATGCCCATCGTCGAGCTGCTCGACGCCCTACGTCCGGGGGGCCCGGACAATGCGATGGAAGAAGCCTGCGGGGTCGATCTGCTGATCATCGACGACCTCGGCACGGAGAAGCCGACGGAGTGGACGGCGGAGCGGTTGTACGCCGTCGTGAACCGTCGGTGGATGGAGGAACGACCCACGATCGTGACCAGCAACCTCGACCCCGAGGAACTGGAGACGGCCGTGGGCGCACGGATGTACTCACGCCTGGTCGGGTCGGACGCGGTAACCGTCCGGCTCACCGGCCCCGACCGAAGGAGAACCCGATGACCAACCCGTACCCGAACGAGGGCAAGGGCAAGCCGCCCGTGCTGCTCATGGACCCGAGACAGTTCCAGAACCTCGGCTACCTCCAAGAGGTGAACCGCAACTTCCTCCACCCCCTCGGCCTCGCGCTGGCCGTCCAGACGTACGACGACGGCTCGACCGGGTTCACGGTGTGGGACTGCCGTGACGAGGGCATCTGCTTCGCCTGGGACGGTGACCCCGAGGAAGCGTGGGGCAAGGCCGAGGCCGTGCGGATGGAGCACGAGCTGCGGTCGGTGCCGCGCATCATGGCGCTGGGGTACCTGATCCAGCCGCTGCCCGGCGAACAGGTCGGGCTGGGCGACTCGGGGAACGTCAACCCGCTCCTGCTGCCCGCCGCCGCCGGGACGGTCGTGCCGGTCGACGAGCTCGACCGGCTGGCTGCGTCCGGTGAAGGCCAGGCCCCGAACGAGGTGCTGTGGTGAGGGACCGCACCGGGGACGAAGTCGACGAGTTCGCCGCGCCGCCCCCGCCCCGCAACCGCACGCCAGGCAAGTGCGACACGTGCGGCGGGAGGCGGTGGGTCGAGGCCGGGGTCGACTACCTCGACCGCAACTTCCCGTGGCCGACCAGCCCGCCCGCCGGGAAGCTCGGCGAAGACCAGGCCGCGTACGAAGAGTACGTCCTGGCCATGACGGCGATGGAGAAGAAGCGTTCCGCCGCTGCCGGGTCCGTGTACCCGTGTCCGACCTGCGAACCCGGCCTCCACGCGAAGTGGCAGGCCGGACACTTTGGAGCCCACCACAACCGAGAGGACTGTGACGTATGTCGAAGCGGAAGCCGCAAGAAATGACCACCGTCGAGGAAGCCCGCGCCCGGTTCCAGGCCGCACTGGACGAACTGATGGAGTCCCGCAAGGCCCTCTACCTGGCCCGGATGCAAGCGTCAACCTTCCAGCAGGGCGACCGTGTCGAGGCCCGGTTCGGGGCGCTGCGCGGCATCGGGGAAGGCCCGTGGCACGCCGGGAAAATCGTCGACCTGGTCCCCGAAGACCACGGTCTGTCGTACCGGGTCGTGCCGCTCACGAAGGCGACGGACAAGGTGCCGGCATGGTGGTCGGGTGTGGCCCGCAACCTGTACGAGAACGACCTGCGCGCCCTCACCCCGCAACGTCTCGCCGGGCTGCCCGCGTGACCGCCCCGAAGAAGGAGCACCCCGCCGTATTCCACAAGGGCATCCTCGAGCGGTGCCGTCTGGCGCTCGTCGAGGAAGTGGAGCGGACCGGGAAGGCCCTCCGGGTGTTCGACCCGTTCGCCGGCGTCGGCGGGGTGCATGACCTCGGCGGCGACTACGGCAACCGGCACGTCTACACGTTCGGTCTGGAGCTGGAGCCCGAGTGGGCCGGTGCCCGGATCGGGACGAAGGTGGGCGACGCGACCGCGCCGCCGGACTGGGCGAAGGACATGGACGTGATCGTCTCGTCGCCTTGCTACGGGAACCGGATGGCCGACAGCCACGACGCCAAGGACGCCTGCCCGATGTGCGAAGGGTCGGGGGTGGGTGAGGGTGATCCGGGCGAGCTGTGCCCGAAGTGCAAGGGCACGGGGCTGTCGGTGCGGCACACGTACACGCACGTCCTGGGGCGCAAGCTCAGTGCCGGGTCGGCCGGGAACCTTCAGTGGGGCGCGGCCTACCGGATGCTCCATGAGACGGCGATGCAGGCGATGGTCCGGCAGGTGTTGACGCCGGGCGGGCTGATCCTGTGGAACGTGAAGAACCACATCCGCAACGGCCAGGTGCAACGGGTCGTCGAGTGGCACCTGAACGCGTGGCTGGTCTTCGGCTGCACGGTCGAGTGGGTGTGGCCGTGCGCGGCCCGTGGCATCCAGCACGGGGCGAACGGGTCGCTGCGGGCGCCGAACGAGATGCTCATGGCGTTGAGGGGGCCGAAGTGATCACGCCGTTCGTGCTCCCGAACCCGGAGTCCTGCGAACCGGTTGACCGGTACGTGCTCCGGATGGCCGAGGCGTTCGAACAGTGGGCGAACACGATGACCCGAGACGACGTGACCCTGCTGCACGTGAAGCCGGGTGACGTCGTGGTCGTCGACTTGGCCTACCGGCCCAGCCACCAGGAAGCGATGCTCATCCGGCAGATGTGGGGCCGGTGCCTGCCGGACGGTTGCGATGTCGTCGTGACCTTCGGCCACCGAGAGATCACGGTTCTGGAGCCCGGCGAACTGGAAGTCGATCCCGAGTGAGCACGCAAGGGTCGCTCTGGCCCGACCTCATCCACCCTCACTTCGTCGGCACGCTGGAGGACAGGTTCCGGGCGTTCCACGCCGCGAACCCCTCGGTGTACCGGCGGCTTCTGGTGCTGTCGCGCGGCCTCGTCGACCAGGGCCGCACCCGGATCGGGATCGGGATGCTCTTCGAAGTGATGCGGTGGGAGCAGATGCTCTACACGACAGGCGAGCCGTGGAAGCTGAACAACAGCTTCCGGTCACGGTACGCCCGCCTGCTGATGGCGCAAGAGCCCGAGCTGGCCGGGGTGTTCGAAACGCGGGTGCTGCACACATGAAACGGTCACCGCTGCGGCGCATCTCCAAGAAGCGTCAGGCCGAGGCGCCCGAGCGCGAACGGGTCAGGCTGGCCACGTTCGCTCGGGACAACTGGACGTGCCTGCTGTGGAAGCAGGACGACATCGCGGGGCCGTGTGTGGGCCCGCTCACGTTCCACCATCTGAAGAAGGCGTCGGCCGGTGGGGCGTACACGACGGAGAACGGCGCGACGTTGTGCGCCGGTCACAACACCTGGGTCGAGGACAACCCTCGGCTCGCAACCAAGATGGGGCTGGTGATCCGATGAAGGTGACTGTCTGGAACGACGACAGGGGCTGCTGGGAGGTCGTCGAACGCTCCGCTCATCCCGACCCGGTAGTGGTGGGCACGGCCCACCTCGACGACGACAAGGAGGAGGGCCGGTGAAGATCGACCTGGATACGTGGTGGGCGATCGAGTTCATGCCCGTGTTGGAGCACCTGCTCGACGCGGGCAGCGGTGACCTGGACGAGGACGAGCTCCAGAAGTTCGAAGTCCTGAGGCGGGCGCTGACCGATGCCCAGAGCCCCGAGGCCCAGCCCGAGCCGACCGCGGTGGCGTGGATGCTGGCCGAGCTGTACCCGGCGTCGAAGCTGTTCAAGCGGGTGGTCGAGTGCGGGCCCACCGAGGAAGACATGGCCGACCGGATCACCGCGCTGGCCGTGGCCGGGAAGTCGTGTGGGCACCTGGCCGTCCTGAAGTGCATCAACGTGGAGACGGGAGAAGCGGATGGATGAGCACGTGTCGCTCACGCAGGGCATGTCGCGGTCGGCGTTGGCTCGGCGTGTCGTCGAGGCGGAACGGAAGGCGGCGAACTCGTCGAGGGTGGCCGTGGCCGAGGTGGACGCCCGGCTGCGGCTCGACGCGCGGCTTGCCGACGTCGAGGCCGAGTGCCAGTCGCTGCGCCGCCGGGTTCTTGCCCTGGAGGGCGACCTGCTCCGGTCCATGTCGAGGCGGCAGCGGCGACGGTTCAAGGCGGGCCGCGAGTGATCCCGGCCCCCGCCTTCTTCGTGCGTGGTGAAGACCCGAACGGGTACGTCCACATCACCCGCAACGTGTCGGCCATCGGACTGCTGGGGTGGTGCGATGCCTACGGGCTCGCTCTCCCCTCGTACGCCGACGTGGCCTTCGACGAGTTCCCGATCGGCCACGACCAGTGCCCGGTGTGCGACACCCTCTCCCTCGACCTGGAAGCCGTCATCCACCGGATGCGGCAAGGCATAGCGGCGGCGGGCGCCATCCTCGACGGCGTGCATAGGCAGCTTGATAGGCTGACGCTCGTTCAGCTACACGCGAAACCGAAAGGGAACCAATGACCACCATCACAAGCGAACTCGGGTCGTTCGAAGGCAAGCCCGTCACCCGAACGACGATCGCTCTCACCAACGCCGGGGACGGACTGTCCGAGTCGTTGAAGATCGACCCCCGCCTGCTGCACATGGACGACAAGCTGTACGTCGTCATCGAGTGCGACGTCACGAAGGTGCGGTTCGACCCGGCCAAGGACGACGGCGACCAACTCACCCGCGTCCACGTCCTGAAGGCGTCGACTGCGGTGATCGTCGACCCCGAGCTGGTGAAGGACATGGTCGAGGCGCAGCGCGAGAAGAACCTGCGTGCCAAGGAAGCGGCGCAGGGCATCAAGCGTCTCCCCGGCATGGGCGACCTCGCCGGCGAACATGAGTCCGGGCTCCACGACGATCCGGTGCCGGGCTGCCCCGGCTGCGAGGACGAGGTGACCAGCGGCGTGCCCACCGAGCGGGCCACCAAACCGGCGAAGAAGGCGGGCAAGAGCCGGAAGGCGCCAGCCGCCACCCCGCCCGAGGATGGGCCCGCAGAAACCCCCGTGGAGGGTAAGGCGAAGAAGGCCAGGCCGTCCCGCGCCGAGCAGCGCGAGCGGAAGGCCGCACGGGCGGGCGGGCTGAGCGTCGTGCCCGACCAGGACGACGCTCCCGAGGCCGGGCCCGAGGACGAAGCGTGGGGCGCGTGAGCAAGGGCAAGGGCCGGGGGGTCAAGCTCCCGGCCACGCCCGAAGCCGTCGAGGCCGAGCTGGCTTCCCTCGCCGTCGAGATCGAACTGGCGAAGAAGCTGTACGAGCGGCGGGCCGCGCTGTTCGTCCAGGCCCGCAAGCTCAACCCGCCGATGACGCTGCGCCAGATCGCCCGTGCGGCCGGGATCACGAACAGCGCGGTCATGCAGGTGCTCCAGCGTGAGGGCGCCGGGTGACGCCGCCCGAGCGGGTCCACCGGGTCGACATACCCGGCATCCCGATCCCGCAGGGGTCGAAGAAGGGGTACGCGGCCGGGGGCCACGTGAATATCGTGGACGACAACGCTGACGTGCTGAAGCCCTGGCGTGCCGAGGTGTCCACGGTCCTCCGTTCGCACCGCAACCGACACCGGATCGAGACGTACCTCGGTCCGGTGTCGATGCGGCTGGACTTCCGGTTCCCGCTCCTGAAGTCCGACAAGGACGAGGGCCCGTACTGGAAGGACACGAAGCCTGACATCGACAAGCTGGAGCGGGCGATCTTGGACGCTGGCACGACGGCCGGGGTCTACAAGGACGACGGCCAGGTGGTGCGTGTGTTCAAGCGCAAGGTGCGCGACACCGTCCCGGGCGTCACGATCGAATGGTGGGAGGAACCATGATCGGGCTCGCCCTGCTGCTGGCGGCGATCGTGGCGGCGATGGTCGGGGTGGGGTGGCTGGAGCTGGACCGTTCACTCACGGGTGGCCTGTGCCTGCTCGTCCTGGCCGTGCTCCTGCTGGTCGCGGCGATCGTCGCGTGGGCTGGCGATGAGGAGAACGAGAAGGAGGCGTGCCGTCAAGGCGGCGGGCAGGTCGTGGTCGTGCACTCCCAGCGCGGCGACTCCTGGTGGTGCCGGGAGCCGGACCGATGAAGACGTGCCCGTGGTGCGGGCTTCGGTCGGACAAGACAGACGTGCGGCTCCAGCACAACGTGACCGGGCTCGTCGTGTGGGCCCACCCCGAATGCTGGGAGCCGGTCGCCGACCTCCAGCCCCTGCACAACGGATGGAGAGAGCGATGATGCTCGACGTGCTGCCGTTCGGGTCGCTGGACGCCTACGGGCGCGGGAGGCTCGTCGAGCGGTGGACGGTGCTGAAGTGAAGCTCGTCAACGGGTTCTCCAAGCGGGGCAACCCGAGCCCGAAGCTCCACGCCCTGCCCGTGCCCCTGCTCACCGCTGACGGTCAGTACCTGACCTTGTGCGGGCGCAAGGTCGTCAACGCCACAACCGTCACGTGGGACCCGGAGGGCATCGGCAACCGGTGCGCGGCCTGCGTGGAGTTCTCGGAAGGAACAGGTGAAGCTGCAACTGCGTGACTACCAAGAGGCCGTGCTGACGAAGATCGCCGAGGCGGAACAGCGCGGAGTACGTCGACAGCTTGTCCATGCAGCAACCGGGCTGGGCAAGACCATCATGTTCGCTGCGGCAGCGGAACGCCGGGGCGGGCGCACACTGATCCTCGCCCACCGCGACGAGCTTGTCTCGCAGGCCGTGGCGAAGGTGCTGGAGGTGTGGCCGACCGTCGAGGTGGGCGTCGTGAAGGCCGAACAGAACGACGTGTGGGCGCAGGTCGTGGTGGCCAGCGTCCAGACGCTCTCGCGTCCGAAGCGTCTCCAGCAGCTCCTGGCTGCCCCGGCGTCGATCCTGAACCCGGTGGAGACGTTCCGTACCGTCGTAATCGACGAGGCGCACCATGCGCCGGCGAAGTCGTACCGGGCGATCGTGGACGCTCTGGGCGCCGGGACGACGGACGGGCCGCTGCTTGTCGGCGTGACGGCTACCCCTGACCGTGGCGACGGCAAGGGCATCGACGACCTCTTCGACGAGATCGTTGCCTCGTACGACCTGCTGTGGGGCATCCGGGCCGGGTACCTGTCCGACGTGCGCGGCGTGGCCGTGACCGTGTCGACGCTGAACATGGCCGACGTGAAGGTGTCGAAGGGCGACTACGAGGCAGGGTCGGCCGGATTCGCGATGGAGAAGGCGGGCGCGCAGCACGCCGTCGTGAAGGCGTGGAAGGAACACGCGGTGGGGCGCCGGACCCTGGTGTTCACGCCCACCGTGAAGATGGCGCAGCTCGTCTCGGACGCCTTTGAACAGGCTGGTGTGAACGCCGGGTGGGTGTCCGGCGAGACGGACCTGGACGACCGGCGCCGCATCCTTCGGGCGTACGCCAGCGGGGCGATCGACGTGCTGGCCAACTGCGCCGTTCTAACCGAAGGCTTTGACGAGCCCCGTACTGACTGCGTGGTGGTGGCCCGGCCCACCAAGAGCCGGTCCCTCTACACGCAGATGGTCGGGCGTGGCACGCGTCGCCACCCGGACAAGACGGACTGCGTGGTGCTCGATATCGTCGGGGCCTCGGCGCAGCACTCGCTGGTCACTGTGCCGTCGCTGTTCGGGCTGGAGAAGAAGTACGCCCAGAAGATGCGTGACGGGTCAGCGAAGGCCACTGACATGGTGGACGCCTTCGAACAGGAACAGGTGCGTGTCGGCCGGATCAAGTCGGAGAACGTCGACCTGTTCCGCAAGATGCGGGCCGGGGGTGTGGCGTGGATCGCGCTGCACGGTGTCGACGGCGAGGTGGTGGCGTACACCCGCCCGCTGGGGAAGGACGAGCCCACCGTCTCGCTTGACCGGTGCGACGACGGGACATGGAACTGCGAGGTGTCCCACCGGCCCGGCCCGGCGAAGCGGCTCATGGGCGGGGTGGCCCTGGAGACGGCGCAGGCCGTGGGCGAGGACTTCATCCGCAAGGCGGGCAAGACCCCGCTCGTCTCGGCCGGGGCACCGTGGCGCCGCCGCCAACCGACCGAGAAGCAGCTCGACCTCGCCCACCGCTGGGGCATGGCCGTCGACCCAAAGTGGACGGCCGGCGACCTGTCCGACCGCATCGACCAGCACATCGCTACCCGCCGGGCTCGACCGTCGCGCCCGGCCGCACGAAGGAGATGACCATGACCGACCCTGTGAACGACCAACGCCAACTGGTGGGCGACTCGCTCATCACCCACAAGCAGGCCGTCGACACCTTCGTCGAGTACGCCGCGAAGGTGCGGGCGAACCCGAAGTTCATCGACGAAGGGACGCACTACACCCGCGCCGAACTGAACGAGGTCTTCAAGCGGTACGCCGAGCTGTGCCAGTTCACGGGCCTGGCGTTCGACGTCGTGATAGCCCAACTCGCTCACGAAACGGGCTGGGGGACGTCGTGGTGGGCGGGCAGGCCGCGCCGCAACCCGGCCGGGATCGGGGTGACCGGCTTCAAGTCGGAGGTGCGCCCGAAGGTTCCGGCCGAATGGCACGCCCGGCTCCACATGTTCGAAGCCGGGATCGCCTTCGACTCCTGGGTCGAGTCATGCCAGGCCCACGTCGGGCGTCTGCTCGGCTACCGCTACGCCAAGGGCACGTCGCTGCCGCCGCTGGCGACCTCGCTCATCGCTGTAGCCGAGCAGGTGCGGCCGATCGGCGCGGCGAGGGGCTGCGCGCTGGTGCTGCGCGACCTCGGCAAGGAAGCGAACCCGAAGAAGATCGGGTGGGCGATCAGCGCGAAGTACGGGGAGAAGCTGGCCGAGAAGATCAACATCATGGCGGCGGCGGCGAGCCTCAGGATGGACGTGAACAAGGACGGCAACTACGTGGTCACCGGGTTCGTCGCGTACGGCGAGACAGCCGTGGTGACCATGGACGAGAACGACGCCGTGTTCTACCCGACGGCCGATCGTGACCGGTTCCACCGCTGCGACCCGCACAACCCCGCCAAGACGTTGTGCGGGATCATCCCCGAGCACCCCGCCGCCCCGGCGCCCACCGCGAAGGTCGAGTGTTCATGGTGCAGGCTCTACGACTACGAGAGCGGCGAGAAGCTGCCCCGCCCGAGAAGGATGCGACCGTGAGACGCCTGGAGTACATGCCCCTGTCCGCAATCCAGCAGGCCGTCCGCAACCCGAAGGAGCACGACACCGCGGGCATCCGCGAGTCGATCGGCCGGTTCGGGTTCATGGAGGTCATGATGATCGACGACCGGACGGGCCGGCTCATCTCGGGCCACGGACGCCTGGCCGACCTGACCCACCGGCAGACGGCAGGCGAGACGCCGCCCGACGGGATCACGACGAAGAAGGGCGAGTGGTGCGCCCCCGTGGTGCGCGGCTGGTCGTCCAAGAGCGACGACGACGCCGAGGCCGCCATCATCGCCCTGAACCGGCTGGTCGAAGCGGGCGGCTGGAACCAGGAGGTGCTGGCACAGATGCTGGCCGACCTCAACAACGTCAGCGACGGCCTCGTCGGCACCGGGTACTCCCCCGAGCGCGTGAACGACCTGCTGGCCGTGCTCGCCCCGCCACCCGATCTCGAGGAACTCGCCGCGAAGCTCGGCACCCCGGAGCCCGAGGACTTCTGGCCGATCCTGCGGTTCCGGGTGTCACCGGCCGTCCGTGACCGGCTGTTCGCCGTGATGGAAGGCGTCGAAGACCAAGCCGAATGGATCGAACGGCTGGTGTCGGTGTTCGAACGGTGCGAGTGCGGAGCGACCGGTGAGTGACGACGACGCGGTGGTGCTGCGGTTGGCGTGCAGCATCCAGTGCGCCCGAGCGTTCCGCAACAAGAACGAGGGGTCGGGCGGGCTGCTCGACTTCGTGTCCAAGGGCCAGCGGTACAGCCAGGTCATCGCCCGCCACCCCGGCGACCTTCACTCGGCCGCGGGCCACCGATGCCTCACGTGGGGGGCGTGCGTCCACCTGCACGGCAAGCTGACCCGCAAGGACCGGAAGTTCCTCGACGAGATGCTGGTACTGAAGGTGACCCCGTGAGCTACTTCGACGAGGCATGCCCCTTTGATCGCGACCCCGAGGATCTGGAGCTCCAGCCCGGCGACACGTACGTGCCGTGGTCGTCACCGCTGGTGTCGTTCGCGTGGCCGAAGGCCGTGAAGGACGCCTTGGCTGCGGGGGAGACGCTGACGCTCGACCAGTACCGGAGCGTGTCGTGAGGCTCCTGCTGTCGTTCCACTACTTCCGCAAGCTGGACCTGGCCGAAGTGTGCGCCCCGCTGTTGGACACGCCGGGGTCGAAGCTGTTCGCTGACTCGGGGGCCTTCTCGGCCGACAACGCCGGGGCGCAGGTCAGCATCGACGAGTACGCGGCCTGGTTGGACCGGTGGGGCCACATGCTCGACCTGTACGTCAACCTCGACGTCATCGGCAACGTTTCGGCCACGCGCCGCAACCAGGAAATACTGGAATCCCTGGGCCTCCACCCGGTGCCGGTCGTGCATGGCGGGGCCCCGGCCGAGGTGATGGAGGACTACTGCGCCAGGTACCCGTACGTGGCGCTGGGCGGGATGGTGATGAAGGGCGGCCAGGCGGCGCGGATGATGCGGTGGATCGTCCAGATGCACCTCATCGCGAAGAAGCACGGCACGAAGCTCCACGGCTTCGGGAACACCCGCATCGAGATCGCGAAGCTCGTCCCGTGGGAGTCGGTGGACTCGTCGTCGTGGATGATGGGCGGGCGCCGGGGTGCCGTGGGCCTGTGGGACGACGACCGCCACGAACTGGTCAAGGTGCGTGCCGGCGACCACGACACCAGGAAGCGTCATGAACTGATCCGGGCCCACGGCGTCGACCCAGACCTTCTGGCCCGCCAGCACGCCGGACGGTCGATGGACAAGCAGCGCGCCCCCGACCTGTACCGGGCCGAACAGGACGCTCTGTTCATCGCCGGCGCCGCCGCCTACCTCCGCATGGAGGCGTACCTTCGCCGTCGCCACCGCAACCCGGACCTCGCCCTGTACCTGGCGTGCGTCCCGTCGATCCTTCTGCGTGTCGCCCGCAACGGTGGCACGACCCTCGCGAACATGGAGAGGCACCTGTATGGACTACCCGCATGACTTCCTGACGAACGCGTACCCCGGCGTCGCGGTCGCGTTCGACTTCGACGGCACTCTGAACCACGACTCCCGCCAGGACCGGCCCGGCGCGCCGAAGCAGGCGATGAAGCAGTTCGTGAACGGCCTGGCCGCTGACGGCTGGACGATCGTGATCCACTCGGCCCGCCCCCCGACCCACTTCTTCACCGTGCGGGACTGGCTCGACACCCACGGGTTCATGTACGACCACATCGCCCTCGGTGCGAAGCCGTCGGTGAACGTGTACGTGGACGACAAGGGGCTGTACCCGCCCCTGGACGCCCTGCGCGAGAAGATCGAGCTATCGATCGCGAACCCGGTGCACCGCTGGTCGGGCGACGGGGGGCAGGGCAACTTTCAACGCCAGCTCGGCCTGTGCCGCGAGAACCCCGCCGCGGCCTGGACGAACGACGACATGACGACCCGGATGAACTTCCGCATCGCCGTGCCGTGCTCGGGCGGGCTCGACTCCATCACCGCTCTCGGGATGGCGGCGCTCGCCGGCCTCGACCCGGTGGCCTACTACGTCGACACCGGGGCGTCGTACTCGGAGCGTGAGCGGGAGGTGGTGACCGAACTGGCCACCTTCCTCGGGGTGGACGTGGTGGGGCTGAAGCTCGACGTGGACTACGACCGCTACGACTACGTCGACCGCGGCCGCAACGCGATCATCGTGTGGGAGATCGCGAAGGCGATGAAGGCTTTGGACTACTGGGGCGAGGTGTGGTTCGGGAACGTCGCCGACGTCGAAGAGACGCCGGTGGTGGGGGGCGACAAGACGTTCCGGTTCTTCACCACCATGCAGCAGCTCCTGACGATCCAAGGGTTCGACGTTCACCTGGCCAGCCCCGTGGGCGGCATGACGAAGGCCGACGAGGTGCGGTGGTGGGCGGGCCGCGGGATGCTCGGCGTGGCGCTCCGCACCCGCTCCTGTTACGAGCCCGGCGAGAAGCACTGCGGACGCTGCCGGTCGTGCTTCCGCCGGTGGGGGGCGTTCGCGATCGCCGGGCACCGCACGGCCGTCGAGGCCACGTTCGACACGATGGAGTGGGAGCCCCACGCGAAGGAACTGCGCGAGAACGCGCTGGCCTTCTCGCCGGGCATCCCCAACGTGACGCTCTCCCCACGTAGGGTGCGTCCCTGGATCGACCTGCTCGACGAAATGGGCCTGTGATGCACTACACGATCACCAAGCGGTTTGAGTTCGCCGCCTCCCACGTTCTCAACGGCCTGCCCGCGGAGCATCCGTGCTCCCGGCTGCACGGCCACAACTACGCCGTCGAGCTGGAGCTGTCGTCGCTCGGGCTCGACAAGATCGGCTTCGTGTACGACTACCGGGCCCTCGACAGGTTCAAGCGGTGGCTGGACGA